TCAGTACCCGAACGTAAATCTAAAACTTGTAAGCACATTAGATTACAGTCATTAGTACCAAGTTTATATTCCGTACTCAATGCGGTACTTACGATTGTGAATAAATCCATTATTTGTATCTCCAAGTTTGACCACTATTTACTACACCAAGTAATGACATGATTTCATCGCCTTTATAGTAACTTTGATATACTGAGTTAGCGGCAAGTGTACGTGTCTGTAGGTCGAGTTGTTTATAAACTGAGTTAACTGTTACGGTTAATTCATTTGTCGTACTGATTGGGTTAGCAGTGGCTTCGATAAAGTCAATAAAGCCAGTGTACATACGCCAATAATCCAGTACATCACCCGTCGCCGGATTGAGAATTACCATGTATAGGTTTACTTGAGCATCTTTAAGAGCACCACCCAAAGATAATGCCCGTACTGAACCATTCACATTACTGATTTTAAAAGTCATTGCGGCGTTCACTATTTGCTTCTCTTCTGAAAATGCGGGTAGTGAGTCCGTTATTAAATCGGGAAATGGGGTATACTGAGTGCCGCCAAATGTAATGGGGTTAAGTCCATCATTCCAGTAAAACGGGGGAATACTCTTAGGTATTACATCAAATGCCCTTACGTGAACACCCATAGAAAGTACATCCATAATAGTTAGTACTGTCTTATTTGTACCCCTGAATAGATTGTAATATTCTAATAGTGCCGGATTGGTTAAGATATTTGGATTCATTAGCGTACTACCTCATGACATTTAAACTGCATTTGTACAAGGTTAGTAACTGGCATTTGGTAATCATTATCAGGTGCTAATGTACCTTCAATTACAAGGCCATTATAAAAAATAGTTTCACCCAATTGTACGTTAGCTTGAAGTGCCGGAAACAAAGATAATTCAGTACCCGTATTTTGTACTACAGTATAAAGTTTCTTATGGTTGGCAAATTGAATCATTGCCCCTACTTCTAAGGTTTGCGGTAAATTGGTCTGTACTTTATAAAGCCCACGGTTAACAGCTACCTTTGAAGTTACCGTACCAGATTGAGATCCGTTATATTGGGATAAATGCCCCATGCTCATCTGAAAAGGTTTACCCTGTCTATATTGGGCTAAGAATGCCAGTACTTCTAAACGGTCTTTTTGATTGAATGAAAGTGTAAATTGATAATCATACCATTGGACACCCGTACTACGTTGAATTAGTGCTCCCGTCCATGACTGATTAGAATATTGTGGTGATTGATCCTGTAGTGTAAAGTCACTAATAGATACATTTTTAAAAGTTAATTGTGCCATTATATGCCCCTTATTTTAATGTATTTAGGGGGCATGAAGCCCCCATATTATGTACTGCGTTTCTGTGCTGATATAACAGCTTGGTTTACTGATTGGGAGTGTTTTTTCAACATCTTATTAAATGTTTCATCATCACCGCCATCTACGTTACCTTGAATAATTAAAGGTGCGTTAATAACTGTTTCACCAGTACCGCTATTACTCGCATTATCATCTAAGAACTGTGTTAGCTTTTTATTCGCTTCTGGCTGTACTACACGTTCACCAGCTTTTAGTACAAATGATTTGTTATCCATAGAAGGATCAAGAGAATCTACACCGCCGTGGAATTGTCCTGCTGTACTAATAATCTGTGCTCCCATACTTGCTACTTGAGCATATGCCGCCAATGAAGCAGGAAAAGGAGTAGCTAAAGCACTGGATAGTGCTACTTGTAGGTTCATCATGATCTGTGCCATTGATAGACCTTTCTGGATCGCCCAGGCTGCCTTTGCAGCACCTGAAGATTCACCAAAAACACCCGCTAGCATAGTACCCATATCACCCGCTGCGGTTGACATAAGAGATAATTGTTGCTGTGCGTTTTGCTGTTCTAACTGTAGGGCTTGTTCTGCGTAACGTGCCTTAATTTCAGCTTTGCGTTTTTCAAAATCTTCAGTACCCGCAAGTAGTTTTTCATTTAATTGAAGTTCTAATTGCTCCCGCTGTGCGTTCTCTTGAAGTAACTTTTCAGTATTATCATAGGCAAATGGATTATTACCATTAATACGCTGATTTTGTTGATCTGCTAAGAAACCTTTTTGAGTACCGTTAAGACCTGATAGATTGTTTTGATCAATTAAGTCTTGATTAGGATTACTATAACCAATCATTTGATCTACTAATTCAGTACGGGCTTGTGCTGCCGACTCTTTAGCTTTATCTACCATTGCGTCTATTTCATCTTGTGACTTCTTGAGAATAGCACCAGTATCTTTAATGGTTTTCTGTAGCTGTAATTGTTGGCGGTCAAAATTCTGTAGTCTTAATTCATTGGCATTATCGGCAATATTAGTTAGTGCTGTTTCCCAATTACGTTGGGCTGTTTCACGTGCGGCTGCGGCCTTTTGTGCTGCGGCTTGTGCTTTACGTGCTGCGGCTTCCTGTGCCTTTAATGCTTTATCGGCTTCTGCCTGTGCCTTACCTTTATCTACCCATCCAGTATTCGCATTTGGTTGTACGCCAGCTTTACCAGTAAAAGCACTTGAAGGGGGATTTAGTACAGGAGTATTTGAAGTGTTATCTGTTTCAGGTAATGAATTTCTAATAGCATCTGTGACAAATCCCAAGCCAGGAAACATACCAATTTTATTTAGAATTGCCTGAAATTCATTTGCCTTAT